ATTAGCTTCAGGTGCTAAAGTTTCAGTTAATGATAAAGAACTTCAAACTTTAACATCTAATGCTTTAAATGAAAGAACAGTTGGGCATATACAAAAAGCTTTAGGTATTCCCGGTAAGCGTAATAATCTTAAAGGTCAAGGTACTAAAAATATCCTATCTTTTGATACGGGTGCTGGTGGAGATGATTCTTCTCCAGATGATGATGCTGATAATGCTTCAGAAGCACCCGAAGGTGGTATGGATATGGGTGGTAGCGATAGTGCAGACTCAAGCATAGCTGGTAATGGATCAGTTAGTCCTTTTTCAGGAACTGATCCAGATGGGTTTGGTGCTGGGAGTACTCCTACTCCAACAAGTTTGGGACAAGATGATCCTGCAGATACTTCTTACTCTAGTATTTCTGGAGCTAAGAGTGGGTTAACAGGTAGTAATATAGGAGCTATACAGGGTGCTATAGCCCAAGCACAAGATACTACAGAGATGACTATGGAAGATGAAATAGATAGAAAAGGTTTATTTAGTTACGGCCTTAACCATGCTATAGGATTAATTCCCGGTTTTGATGTAAAAGAAACTTACTCTGAAGACCCAGCTAAAGCAAGCCAAACAAGTTTTGGATTAGCGGAATTTGTAGGAGATGTAGCTAGTATCGGTACTAGTGGACTAACTAGTTTAGCAACAATGGGTGCTACAAAAGCTTTTGCCCCAACAGTAGATAAAGCTTTAGGTACAAGTTTTAACACATCAAACCCAACTAGTACAGCTAGTACAGCTAGTACAACTAATACAGCTACTCCATCTTCTAGAAGTAGCGTTAGTAAAAGTAGTACACCAAGCGGTCTACCAAGTGGTACAGACAGTGGAGGGGATAATGCTTTCTCAACACCAAGCCGTAATACTAGAGCAGTAAGAGCTGCTTCTAATAATGTAGATTTAGCAACACCTATGACTGAAACAAACTATACTCGTGAGCAGTTACGTAGAGCACGTAGAAATATTACAAGGTACGCTTAATGTCACTTCCTAAAAGTAAAATGATGTTTAAGCAATACAACCCTAAAGGTACAGAAGACCTTGAAGATTGGAGACAAAGATTTGTAGCTATTGCAGATCCTACCGAGTACTTAGGTGGAATTGAATTAGTGGGGTCGTGGAATGAATGGCAAACATTTAAACGAAACTGGCCTACCTTCAGGAATACTATCCTTATTGACTGGCTTGCGGAAGTTGAGATTAAACTCCGTTCAGAAGCTATATCTAACTTGTGCGCTCAGGCGATTGACCCTAAAGGATCAGCAGCAGCAAAGTGGATAGCTGAAGGACGGTATAAACCTAGAAAAGCTGGAGCTCCAAGTAAAGCAGAAGTAACACGGCAAGCAAAGATACAAGCCCGAGTAGACGATGAAGTAGAAGATGAAATAGCTAGAGTTAAACAGGCAATAACTCCGTATGTCACTCATTAAAGCTAAAGACTTATATAGCGAAGAGGGGCTTTCTCAAGCACAACTTGAGATTAGAATAACTGCTCTTAATAACTTTGAAGCATTTGTACGTCTTGTAGCTCCCTATCAGTTAATAGCACATTGCCATATTGCTATGTGTAAATGGATACAGGTTAATGACGAAGAGAATAGACTTCTTCTTTGGCCTAGAGATCACGGTAAATCTAGATACTCCGCTTTTTATGCAGCTTGGGAAGTTGTACGTGATCCTGCAACTACTATTATATACGCCTCTGCTACTGCAGAAAAAGCAGAAGAACAACTTAGATTTATTAAAAGTATATTAGATTCTAAAGTAGTACGAAGATATTTTCCCGGACTTATTCATCCAGAGGAAGGTCGAAGAGAAGCTTGGAATAAAACTTTTATAGTGGTAGATCACGAACACCGTAAAAGAGAGGGTGTCGTAGATTCAACCTTAATGACTTGTGGACTTGAAAAAACTATTACTGGAAAACATTGTAAAAGATTAATACTAGATGACATTGTAGTTCCAGAGAATAATACAGAAACAGGTAGACGAGATGTTAATAACTGGGCAGCACAAGCTGCTTCTATTATGAGTGCTGAAAGTTCTATGCTTGTAGTAGGAACACGATACCACCCTTTAGATGCTTATCAAATTATGATGGACATGCAATATGAAGACCCTATTGAAAATGAAAATGGCGACACTGAATTGGTGGAACAAAATATGTTCACTATCATGCAAGACGATGTCGAATTGGATGGGGAGTTTCTATGGCCTAGGCATCAGCGTAAAGATGGTAAATACTTTGGATTTAACGCTCGTATCCTTGCTCGTAAAAAGGCTGTCTACGATGCAAACAATCAAATTACCCAATTCTTTGCTCAATACTATAATGATCCGAACGATAAATCGACTGCTCCGATTAGTCGTGATTTGTTTAAATATTATAAAAAAGAAGAGCTTGAATACATAGCTGGTATGTGGATGATTGCAGGTAAACCCTGTTGGTTATATGCAGCAGTAGATATGGCAGCATCTACAAAAGACAAAGCAGACTATACTGTAGTTCTAGTGGGAGCTATAGATGATGAAGGCAATAGGTATATTATAGATATTAAAAGATTTAGAACACAAAAAAGTTCTGAAATTTTTGATGCTATAAAATCCTCTTACGTAGCTTATCAATTTAAAAAATTAAGAATTGAAGCAGTTGCAGGTTTTAGACTTGTGGCTCAGGATTTAGCGGATAGACTAACTGGAGAAGGTGTTAGGATACCTATAGATTTGTATATCCCACCTAATTCAAATGGCAAATTCGCTAGGGTTAACGGTATACTAGAACCCCTGTACCAAAGTGGTGCTATTTACCACTACCGAGGTGGTAACTGCCAAGTACTAGAAGATGAACTAGTATCCGTTAACCCATTACATGACGATACAAAGGACGCTTGGGCTATGACATGTGACGTAATGGAAATGCCAATTAAACGTAGACAACAAAGTACTAATAAAATAATTAGTTTCCATAAACGCTATGGAGGACTAGCAGCATGAGTGCTACTAACGCAAGCGGAAATATTCTTACAGCAGAAGATGTGGATGAAGTTGCAGTACGTATTACTGAGATGTGGGAAAAGTATAATACAGAAAGACGAAATGCACTTAGTTTAAATGAAGAAGCTCGTAAGTTTGTATACGCCACAGATATTGATAGTACAAGTGCTGCTGAGTTACCTCATAAAAATAGAACACACCAACCAAAACTTACACAAATTGCTGACACACTTAAATCGCAGTATTATGAAGCTTCACTATCTATGCCTGAATTTTTTAGATATCCTGCGCCAAGAAAGATTAGTGCAGCCGTAGCAAGTTCTATGGAAAAATGGGTACGTGTTAAACTAAACGAACGTAAGTTTCGTGAAACAGTAGGGCGTGAGCTTGTAAATGATTATGTAGATTATGGTAATTGTTTTGTAGCAGTAGATTACGTTATTGAACGAGATAATCAGGATCGTATTAAATACAAAGGCCCATCATGGAAACGTGTATCTCCTTTAGATATTGTATTTAATCCAAGAGCTAAATTTAGTGACAGTCCTAAAATTGAAAAAGCTATCTTCCATATAGCAGACATTAAAGAATTTCCTGACAAATTTCCTAATAGTGGATTTAGTAAAGCTACTATCACTAAAGCTATTACTACCCGTCAACCTGAAGGTATTGATGACTGGGTAGATGTTGTTAAAAGCCGTGGTATTAATATGGATGGATACGGGGGATTTGACCAATACTTTAAACAAGATATGGCTGAGATACTTATCTATCGTGGAGATGTGTTTAGTCCAGATACAGGTAAAACACAACGTAATCGTGTAGTTTATATTATGGATAAAGTACATGTTATTCGTAATGAACCCTCAAGAGCTCCATCAGGATATGACGGTATACATCATGCAGGATGGAGATTACGTCCAGATAATTCATGGGCTCAAGGCCCACTAGATAATCTTATGGGTATGCAGTATCGTATTGACCACTTAGAAAATCTTAAAGCAGACGTATTTGATGTCATCGCACAACCCGTTATTTTTGTAAAAGGGGATGATGTACAAGAACCTGCAGAAGGATATAGACCGGGGGCTACGTATTATGGGGGAGTTGATAGTGATGTACGTACTCTTGTACCTGATGCTACAGCGTTGAATGCAGATAATCAAATATTAAATTATCATCGTATGATGGAAGAGATGGCTGGTGCTCCACCAGAAAGCAGAGGAATACGTACTCCGGGTGAAAAGACAGCTTTTGAAGTAAGTAAACTAGATCAAAATGCTACTATGATGTTTGTAGATAAAGCTCGTATATTTGAACGTATGCTGGAGACAATGCTTAAAGAAACTTTTGAGTTAATGTTACTTAACTTTGATATAGAAGACTACAAAGATATATTTGGTAAAGATGAAGAGTCAGATGCTCTTCAAGCTTTATCTCTTAAAAATACCCTATCAAGAGGAGAGTTTACAGCTATGGGAGCGAGACATTGGACTCGCAGAAATAGAGAAACTCTAGAAATGAATACTTTTATGTCAGGCCCACTTCAAGACCCTAAAATTAGAGCCCATGTATCTGGTATAGCACTTGCTGAGTACTGGGAGCGTAAACTCAATATTGAAGATGAAAAAATTATTGATGAAAACGCAGGAGTTAAAGAAGATGTCCGAATACAAGCAATTGCTCAAGAAGAGGCTAGAACTCTCCAAGAAGAAGCAGGAGGAGATGCCATCGGGGTTGGGGATCAGTCGGGAACTGGAACACAGACTTTTGCCCCAGAAGAAAGACAGGCAAACAGTCAGAGCCCAAGCGGCCAGCAGCCCGGAGCTCGTCAAGTTCCTGAGTAATATAATGGTGGAAGATTATTTCACTAACACATTCACTAAGACCTATGGTGAAGAGAGAGCACATGCTGACGGCATAGCTCAACACGCAGAAACAGTTTTTAATTTATTGAAAGGACTAGAAAATGGCTGAAGCATTGACCGATGCTCTAGAATCCGTGGAGTCACCAGCTCCAGAGGCAGAAGCCGTTAACGAGGATGCAGAAGAATTTTTAAACAACCTCGTGGGCGAGGGTAAGAAGTACAGTAGTGCTAATGACCTTGCTAAAGCATACCACCATATTAACATTCATGTTGATGAGTTAAAGTCTGACCTAGACCAATACAAAGGTGGAAAAGAACTTCTTAATGAGGTTCTAGACGAAATTCGTAATTCCAACACAGAAGAGAGTACTCCTATTTCGGCCTCACCACAAGCCCCGGTAGAGACTCGACCCCAGACGGAAGACGTAGCGAAGCTCGTTAGCGATGAGTTTTCACGTAAGGAAAAAGAGACTGCTCAAAAGCGTAATGTCCAAGACTCCTTTGAAAAACTCACCAAGATATATGGTAGCGAAAGCCAAGCTAAGGCTGCAGTTGCCAAGACCATATCAGGAGATAACAATATTAAAAATGTTATTGACAATCTGAGTTTAACTAGCCCAGATGCTATGGTTAAATTTATCACAGGTATTACACCAGCAGGAACGACTGTTGAAGGTAATACTCCCGGAGTCAATGCTTCTACAGGAGCACCTATTGCTCCTACAGGACTTACTTGGGAACAGTGTAGACAGATCCGTAAAGACGATCCACGTAAATACGCTAGTCCTGAATTTCGACAAGCTATGGAAGCTGCTGCTAATTTAGCTGCTGCCAAGGGCGTTGACTATTTCGCAACTTAATGGAGAAAGGAGTATTTAGATGGCTCTAGATACTGTTAACAACTCCTCATTTATTCGTACTAATGTATGGGCCAATGAGGTAAAGGATGTTCTCCAAGAAGAGCTAATGCTTGATTCTCATATCCGCTGGATCACTGAGTTTCCTGACGGCGATACTTTGAACATCCCCACATTGTCAGAAATGACAGTGAGAAACTACTCTGAGGGCGCAACAATTACGCTTGACGATCCTACCACTGGTAACTTTACACTTACAATTGATAAGTACTACCAGTCTGGATTTAAGATTCCTGAAAAATTCCGTCATGACGCATTCTACGTGTCAGTAGCGGAAAGTAACTTTGTTCAAAAACTCACTCGTGCGTTATTAGAACAAAAGGAATCCGACATAGCTAACCTACAATCCGGGCAAACAGCTTCTAACCCTAATACAATTAATGGTGTTGACCACCGTTATGTTGCATCAGGTGCTTCAGAAGCCATGACTCTTGCTGATATTCAAAAAGCTAAATTAGCTCTAGATAAAGCTAAGGTTATGCGTGGAGGCCGTAGGGCTTTTGTTGATCCTTCTGTAACTTACGAATTGCAACAAATTAGTAACGTCATCCAACAAGATGTCTATGGCGGTAATGCCCATGTTAAAGAGGGTATGAACGGCACAGCTTATGTTGGTCGATTTGCTGGTTTTGATCTCTTTGAATCACTATTTCTTGATAGTGGAGTTACTGAAACAATTACAGCAACATCTCCAACTGCAGGATCAGACACAGGCACATCTGCTTTTGTCAATATGTTCCTTGGAGAAGAAGCTTTTATAGGTGCTATGCGAGCCATGCCCGATATGGACGCTTGGTATGATAACAACACTCGATCAGATGTATACCATGTCACAATGCGTTATGGCATTAAGCTATTCCGCCCTGAGTCAATGGTCTGCGTTCTGTCCGAATAAGTAGGAGGTATATATTATGGCACAAGCACGTACTCCTGCAGGTTCAGGAGCAGGTACAGGTACAGGATCTGAAAGAATTGCCGATACTACACAACTTCCAACGGCTCTCGTCTTTGATGAGGTTCCAGGAATTATAAATAGCATGGGCAATGGTCTTGTACATTACGAGATTACAGACGGTACATTATTCAGTGGAACTTGCGAATCTACCTCTGCTGATTTTGTTTGGAAAATGACTGCTGCCGATAATGGACGTATTGTCGGTCTTACTTACAGCAACGGTGCTACCGCTATGGATGGCACAAATGGCTGGGAGTTAGCTTTTATTAACTCCGATCAAAGTAACGAAAACGTAGGTTACTTTGGTATAGGTTCTGGTACGGAAGCTGCTAAAGGCACAGATAACGATGTTGCCGTTGCCGCTAACGCTACAGTATTCATATCTAATAGTCTTACTTCAGACGCATCCCACTTTAGTCGTGGTGATGTTATACAAGTAACGGCTGATCGTGACGGTACAGCAGGTGTAGGAACATTTGTTGTTCTCGTTTCATATGAGTCTCAAGGACACGTTTAAGTTTGTTAGGGGGAGCTTCGGCTCTCCCTACCATTCTATTTTTTATAAAGGATAAATATCATGGCACGAGTGCCTTATAATGCTGGTAAAGGTGGGACGGGTGACATTCGTGACACTGATAAACTAGTAAAAGCTTTAAACGACCCTAATATTGATAGTTTTAAAATTGACGATACTGCAGTAACAGCTACTGCTTCAGAAATAAATCAACATTGTGATGAGTCTGCTAATGTAGAAACTGTCACTACAACTAATGTAATTACTGCTGCAGAAAGCGGTAAAACATTTATTCTAAACTCTGCTACTGCTTTTGTCAGTACTTTACCACCTAAAGCTGCTGGCCTTAGATATAAATTCTATGGTGGAGCAACAGGTGTAACTGGTGGAAATCATACTATTGTTTGTACAAATGACGACAATACTATTCATGGACAATGTATGGTAGCTGGTGCTTTAGTTGCAGCAGCCGATGAAGGATCTATTAATCTTGTAGCAGATAAATGGATAAATGGCGATTACATAGAAGTGTTTAATGATGGTGTAGCTTGGCACGTAAGTGGCATGGTTGTCACTAGTGGCGGTTGCACTTTTACTACGTAAGGATAATTAAATGGCTGTTGAACATTCGACACTTACTACTACTGATCTACATGAGCCAAAGGGTGTTGCAGCGGCTAATGCAGATGAGCTTTATATTGCTAACGGTTCAGGCTCAGGAGCATGGACTGCTGCAGATAACAACATTTACTTACAAGGAACCATTGCAGATATAAGTACAGCAGGTAGTAGCTGGATAGTATCTCCGTGTGCTGGTACAATCACCAATATTCGTACCATTATTAACGGAGCTATTTCTGGTGGAGATGCTGCTATTACTTTTGAAATAAATGGTACTGCTATTACTGGTGGAGCTATTACTATTGCTAATGCTAGTAGTGCTGCTGGAGATGTAGACGCTAGTACACCTACTGATAATCGTGTATTAGCAGCAGGAAATAAACTAGAAGCAATTACTAATGGTGGATCTACTAATACCATTATTGCTGAAGTTATGTATACTATTACACCTCTGTAAGGATAGGTTATGAAACTTACACTATTAGAACTTGTTCAAGATATGCTAGTAGCTACAGACTCTGAGAATGTTACTGATGTTGGAGATACTGAAGATGCTGGTATGTGCGTTAACATTGCTAATCGTGAGTTTGAACGACTTATTTCTAAATTTAGGTGGCGACATACACGAGCATTTGGTAAACTAGTTGTAAGAACTAATAAGCACGAAATGAATCTGGCAACCACGGATATAGCTATAGACCCAGCAACATTATACTACGCTGGTGATAGAGTAGCTTACATGGCTCCAGATTCATTTCTAGCTCTTATGATAGCTAGGAATACTTCCGATAGCAATATTAGTGAAGTTGGGAATATTAAAGTTTTTACAGACCGTAATCCTCAATATTTTACCAGCTTTAATGATGAAGTACTTATTTTTGATGCGTTTCCAAACGCTTCAGGATTAGTAGCAGAAGATACAGATTGTATTGTGTATAACGCACCTACCTCTCGTCTAACTACTAATAATGAATACTTTGATTTACCTCCTCAAGCATTTCCTGCACTAAGCCTTCGTTGTATTTCTAAAGCAGTGATGGAAATTAAAGGAGATACTCAAGGAGCTCAAGCAGAAAAGCGAGATGCTGACAATGCAGTAGCTGCTCTGTCTCGTAATGCTAGATTAGTGGATATTCTCGATGACCGTAGAGATAATATCATAGCACGTAGATCTATGCGTAACACTTTTAACCGAACCATAAGGATTATAGTATAATGCAAAATGTGGATGTGACCAACTTCACTAACTCCTCGGGCTGGCATGTTAGCCATAACTCTAAGACAATGCAGTATGAAATAAAAGCAGAAAGTAATGGTAAATTACGTCCGGGTTCGTGGACTCATAGGCGATTTGCTGACAAAGCATTATATGACTATTTAGCACATATTCAAAGAACCTCTCCTAATGAGCTTAAAAAAACTAAAACATCAAAGTCTGTTAAGAAAGAATTAATGAAAGATGTCAACTCGTAAACTCCAACTTCCTGTATCTGGGTTTACAGATGGCCTTAATACAGAAGCCTCAGTTCTTAATGTTCTTCCATCAGAGTTTATGGATGGTACTACTAATGTAGTATTACATCAAAACGGTTCTGTACGAAGACGTAAAGGAGTAGATTTTTTAGGAGAATCTGCTGCTGGTGGCTACTTACAAACAGTGCGTACAAGTTCAATTAGTGATGAGCTTAAACAAGAGTCTCCTACTGCTATTCATGTTAGATTAGCAGCTCCAAATGGTACATTAGTAGAAAAAATTGTTCTTGATATGAACAATCAGTTTTGGGTATTTGATGTTACTGCAGTAGCATTAAAAAATATAAATAGCCCAACGCAAACTATAAATCGTACTGTTGATGGAATTGTACATTCTGATCCAGAGCAAAAATATCATAATATGCAGTTTGCTCAATCAGGTAACAGAGTGTTTTTTGCAGGTAAACATTCTCACCCCGGATATTTACAAGTAGCGTCTGATAATACTTCTTTAGAAGTAGTATATATTAATATTATTATACGTGATCCTGATGCTGCAGCTATTAATACTCAAAAAAAATATGCTGATAATTGGTATGAATGTTATAAAAACCATACCTCCGATACTGCAGATAATCGCCCCGGTACGGGTACTAACTGGGAAACATACTGGTTTAAAAATGAAGGAGCTATCCCAGATACAGTAGGTGCATGGGGATCTGGTAATGCGTATACTACAACTTTTCTTAATAGATATGACAAACGTACATCAGTAGTAAGCTCGGATACATTCCCTACTACTGTAGATTTCTTTGCAGGTAGAGCATGGTTTTCAGGTGATCCTAAGTTTCCTAATAATGTTTACTTCTCTCAAATTGTTGCTAACGATGGTGATTTAGAAAAGTACCATCAATTTGCTGATCCTTTTGATACAGCAGACTCCGCTATTGTATCGGATGATGGGGGTGTTATAGCTTTCCAAGGAGCAGGTCTGGTAAAGCGATTACTTACACTTGGTACATCTATTTTTGTAGGTTCTAATACAGGTATCTACCAAATCAGTGGGCCTAACTCTTCTTTTAAAGCTACAGACTTTACTACATTCTCTGTACTTAAAGATGGTATTGATGGCCCAGATAATATGGTTGCAGTTGATGATGAGTTTGTAGTTTTTGGACAAGACACTATCTGG